GTATCAACCGGATCAATAATTTTATTAATGAATAATATATTCCAAGAACCACAGAGACTTGGTACTATTGATATTCTTGGTAACTATAAAATGTCAGAGAATACTGGAATTACAACATTATCATTTATTGGAAATATATCTTCTACTTCATATGATATTAATACCGCAAGTATTCCCAGAGGTGGAGTTATAGTTTCCGTCGCATCTACACAAGGATTTGCATATCAACCATTAATTTCTGCTGGTGGTAGGTCAATAGTTTCTACTGCAGGAACTATTGCATCAATTACCGTTGGTTCAACAGGTTCTGGATACAGAGGATCAGCAAAATACGAAATTATTACTCAAACCTCCACAACAATTAGTGCTGGATCTACGATTATTCCGATTAATAATCAAAATGGAGTTTTTGCAAAACTTGGTTATTCAAGTTCAAATAAATTGGGAATAAGTTCTGCTTTCCAAGACGTTACTATTGTTGGGGTTGGAAATACATTTGTTCTTATTGGGGCAGCAAGTACTTCATCGCAAACAATTAATGCTGGAACTTCGGTTCTAATAACTCTAGATTCCCCCACGACTGGAATTGTAAATGTTGGTGTTAAAACTGCCAGTATTTCTGGTAGTTTGAATTATCAATTTGTTGGGTTTGCAACGGTCTCTTCTGGTCATATTTCATCAACTGTTACTATAACCAATCCTGGATCTGGTTATACATCATCTAATCCACCATTAGTGATATTTGATAGTCCAGAAAACTATTATAATATTCCTCTAATTTATTCTTCTGGATCTTCTGGAATAGGAACTGCCGCAACGGTTAACGTGATAGTTGGACAAGGATCCAGTATAACTGATTTTGAAATTAGAAATACTGGATATGCATATAAAACAGCAGAAGTTTTAACGATTCCCACAGGAGGACTAACTGGAATTCCAACTGACGTATCAAAACCATTTAGGAAGTTTGAACTAACCATTGATGAAGTATTTTCTGATTCATTCTCAGCTTGGTCTGTTGGTGATTTCCAGGTTATTGATAAAATAGAAAATCTATTTAATGGAAGAAGAAAAACTTTCCCAATAAAAATTAATGGCGTTCAAACCACTATTAGAGCAAAAGCAGGATCAAATATTGATGTTCAATCTATTCTTCTAATATTCGTTAATGATATTTTACAAATTCCAGGAGGTGGATATACGTTTACGGGAGGAAGTACATTTACTTTCTCCGAAGCCCCCAAAGAGGGGGATAATTGTAAGATACTATTCTACAAAGGAACTGGCGATATTGATGTAGTTTTTGTTGATATTTTAGAAACTGTAAAATCTGGTGATGATGTAAGAATAAATGATGATAGACTTTTCTTAAAAGAGGAAAAGAGACTTGTTACTGATATCATCTCTTCAGACACAATTGAAACAAACCCATACTCTGGTTTTGGTTTATCTCTTGATGAAACTTTATCAAGACCATTAATTTGGTGTAGACAAACTGAAGATAAAATTATTAGTGGTCAAGAAGTTGGTAAAAATAGAGAATTATATGAACCAATAATAAATCCAATGACAAATATTATTCAAAATGTCGGAACAGCATCTACTGAAATATTTGTACAAAGTGTCAAAGTATTCTTTGATGATTTGAGAGAAAATTCCACAATTCCATTTAAAACAAAAATAACAATAACATCTCAAGATAGTCCCATTGGAGCAGCAGCGACAGCTATTGTATCTACCGCCGGTACAATATCATCATTGTCACTCAATAATGCTGGTTCTGGATTTGTAACATCTCCTACAGTAACAATTGCAAAAACAATTGGTATTACATCTACTGCAACGGCGAGTGCATCAATAACCTCCGGAATAATTACTTCATTGACAGTTGTTAATCCGGGATCAGGATATACCGTAACAAATCCACCACAAGTTCTTATCGAATATCCACCTACAAAACAAGAACAAATTGAAGATGTTACATATGAAGGAGACTTTGGAATAATTGTTGGAATTTCAACAACTTTGGTTGGAGTAGCATCTACTGGAATTGTTTTTGATCTATTTGTGCCTACAGATTCTTATTTGAGAAATACAAATATTAATGTTGGAATCGCAACCACGGGAATAAGTGGAATAAAGACGGATTATTATTTTACCGTGTTTAATTCAAACATTGGATTTGGAGTAACATCTTTAGACTCTTATTCATCTATTGTTGGCGTTGGAACAACTTGTTTAGATAATGTATATAAAGTTGCTTCCGTTTCTATAGCACAAACAAGTGTTCCTGGAATTGGTTTAACAAGTGTTTCTAGAGTTATTGTTAGAGTCTCAGGTTATAATGGTTTAACTGGAACTGGATATAGTGGATTCTATGGAGAATTTAGTTGGGGTAAGATAAATGCATCAACAAGAAAGAAACCACTCAACTTCGTTTCCTATAACAATAATGGTATTTCGGGTATTTCTTCTTCTCCAATGGTTCAACGTCTCAATCCTTTAAGATTTGTTGGTTATTCAACCAACGTTTGATAATAACTATAAATAGATAAAAAACGACAAAAATGTCTGCGATTATAACTGATCAACTTAGAATATTAAACGCTAAGAACTTTGTCTCAGCTGCCACTTCAACTGATAATGGTTACTATGCGTTTGTTGGATTAACAAACGCATCTGACTATGATGCAAACTGGGATTCTGTTCCACCAGCACCAAAAGATAATTTTAACGAAGAAAACGATTATTGGGATACAATGATCGCTTTGAAAAAAATTTCTAGTGGTGATGTGAGGCAGGTAGTTAGAAAGATTACTTGGACTTCGGGAACAATTTATGATATGTATAGACATGATATCAGTAGGACTAATCTTTCAGTTCCTTCAAACTCAACTAATTTATATTCAGCAAACTATTATGTTGTAAATAGTGATTATAGAGTTTATACTTGTCTCTATAATGGGGTAGATCCAGAAAATCCGAACGGGAAACCATCTCTAGATGAGCCAACTTTTACTGACTTGGAACCAAGAGCAGCAGGAACCAGTGAAGATGGTTATATTTGGAAATACCTATACACAATTAAACCAAGTGAACTTGTAAAGTTTGATTCTACTAATTTTATTCCCGTCCCCATAGACTGGGAGACAAATTCCGATTACGCTGCGGTTAGAAATAATGCGTCTACAAGTGGACAGATAAAAATAGCAACCATAAAAAATAGAGGGGTTGGGATCGGAACAGCAAATAGAACATATACTAGAGTACCAATTTATGGGGATGGTGTCGGAGCAGAGTGTACAGTTGTAGTTAATAGTGATTCCAAGGTTGGTTCAATAATTATTACTAATGGTGGATCTGGATACACCTACGGAACTGTTGATTTAGTTTCTGGAAGTGTTCCATCAGGAAATACTTCTCCTGTTTTTGATATAATTATTCCCCCACAAAAAGGTCATGGATATGACATTTATAGAGAATTGGGGGCATACCGAGTTTTAATATATTCTAAAATTGAAAATGATACAGAAGATCCAGACTTTATTGTCGGAAACCAAATTGCAAGAGTTGGCATTGTCAAAAATCCCCTAGCTTATGATTCTGATGCAATTTTAAATAAAAATAAAGCAAGTGCTTTGTCTGCTTTAAAACTTGTAGGAACTGGATATAGTACTGCAACATTTATTGCCGATAGTTTAATTACTCAAACTGTAGGTCTTGGGTCTACATCTGTTGGCAGAGTTGTTTCGTATGATAAAAATACTGGGGTTCTCAAGTATTGGCAAGACAGAACTTTAGTCGGCTTTAATAGTGATGGAACCAAGAATAACACTCCATTATATGGATTTAAATTACAACAGTTCACATCAACACCACTAACTGGCGGGTCTTTGACTATTAATTCATCTGGAGTAAGTGGATTAGGTATTGACACTTCTTTTACTGGTATATCAACGACAATAAATAATAGAAAATATTACTTGGGTCAATCTTTTGTCAATGGAGTTTCTACTCCGGAGGTGGAAAAATACACTGGAAGTATTATTTACGTTGACAACAGACCTTCAATAACCAGGTCTTCAAATCAAAAAGAAAATATCAAGGTCATTTTGCAATTCTAAAGAATTATGCCACAGCAAACTAACTTAAATATATCCCCATATTTCGACGACTTTGATAAAGAAAATCAATATTATCGGGTTTTATTTAAACCGGGTTATCCGGTGCAAGCAAGAGAGTTAACAACTCTCCAGTCAATGCTACAAAGTCAAATTGAGCAAGTTGGAGATCACTTTTTCAAAGAAGGATCTGTTGTAATACCTGGAAATATTAATTATATTAATAATTATTACGCAGTAGAACTTCAAGAAAGTTATCTTGGAATTGATATTTTGTCATATTTACCATATTTGATTGGCAAAACCATTAGGGGATCAAATAGTGGAGTTAGAGCAACTGTTGTTGGTATTATAGATTTAAATAATTCCGAAAGAGGAAATAATACCATTTATGTAAACTTTTTAAATTCCGACTTAATTACCAATAGTTATCAGGGATTTTCTGCAAATGAAATTCTTGTTGTAGAAGAAGGAATATTTGATTCTAGTGTAGTAGAACCTGATAAAGATGTAATACTTCAAGCAAATGAAGGTTTTGCTTCAACAATTCCTACAAATCCAAACTCAATTGGATCCGCAGTTACTATTTCTGATGGTGTTTATTATTTAAGAGGACATTTTGTATCCGTAGAAGAGCAAACTATAATTCTAGACCAATACACAAATAATCCAAGTTATAGAATTGGTTTGGATGTATTTGAAGAAATAATTACTTCTGATAATGATTTAGATTTAAATGATAATGCTCAAGGTTTTTCTAATTATGCAGCACCTGGTGCAGATAGACTTTTTATTGATGCAATTTTAGCAAAAATCTCATTAGATGACCCAACACCAACATCTACTCCAAATTTTGTTCAACTTTTAGAAGTTAGGAATGGTATAGTTCAGAAACAAATTAATAATCCGCAATATAATGTTTTAGAAAAAGAACTTGCAAGAAGAACTTATGACGAGTCTGGAAATTATTATGTAAAATCCCCATCTATTTCTGTTAAAGAAACATTAGATGATCTTAAAGGAAATGGTGGAGTATTCAAAGAAAATCAATTAACTTATAACAATAATAAAGTATCTGATGATTTAGGAACATATGTTATTTCACCGCTAAAAGCTTTTGTTAGTGGGTATGAAATAGATGTTGTAGGAACTACTTACTTAGACTTTGAAAAACCAAGAACTAAAAAATTACTTGAGGACCAAAGCATAAATTATGTCACTGGTCCAACATATACATTGAATAGAGTGTATGGTGCTCCATCTCTGGGTATTTCAACATCATACACTTTAAGTTTAAGAAATGATCGTGTTGGAGTTACTTCAACCACATCTCCCGGAAAGGAAATAGGTGTTGCCAGAGTATATGATTTTGCATTAGAATCTGGGTCATATAACACCGCATATCCAAATGCCAACGAATGGGATATTTCTTTGTATGATATTCAAACATATACAGAAATTTCTTTGAATGAACCAATCACATTAACTACACCAACTTACATTAAAGGTAAGTCAAGTGGAGCAGTTGGATTCTTAAAGTATAATGCTTCAAATTCTGGAATTATTACTGCATACAATACAAAAGGAACATTTGTCGTAGGTGAAAAGTTTATTTTTGATGGTATAGAAAATACCAGAGTTTCTACTGCAGTTACCTCATATTCAACAAATGATGTAAAATCATTATATGGAATAGTTGGCAGTGCATCAACTTTTACCGCAGATATCAAACAATCAAATTTAGTTGATGTAGGATCAGTACAAATCACTGCTGCAGGAGGAGGAATTAGTACGGTAACTTCATCCAATTTCATATTTTCGGGAATTGCTACCGTAGGAAATATTGTTGCATTTTCAAATCCAGGTTTATCAGTAAATAGTTTTGCAAAGATAGCATCCGTATCTCAAAGTTCTATCACAATTTCTGGTATAACAACTGTTTCTGGAGTATGTGATGGTGCTTTACCATCTTCAATCATAAACCCAAGTGACTTTAGAATTTTATATTCTAATTTCCAGTCATCTAGAGATAATACATTATATACGACATTACCAAAAAGAAATATTGCGTCTATAGATTTAACCAATTCTTCATTGACAATAAGAAGACAATTTGACGTAACGATTAGTAGCAATTCTACAAATGTTATAATTGCAGAATCAGACGAAACTTTCCTTTCATATGATGAAGAAAGATATGCTCTGATTACTAATAATGGTATAACTGAAAGTCTCAGTCCAGATAAACTAGTCTTTTCAAATGGCGGAAGAGAACTAACAGTTAATGGATTAAATACAACTTCAGGAACTGGTAAACTTATTGCTACTTTAAGAAAAATTAATATAAGTTCAAAAGTAAAAAATAAAAATAGAGTAAGATCTGTTATAGTAGACAAATCAAAATATGCTTATTCCGGAATAGGTCAAACTACTAACAATGATGGATTAACATATGGTACATATCCATATGGAACAAGAGTTCACGATGAAGAGATTTGTTTATTAGAACCAGATGTGACTTTGATTCATGGAATTTATGAATCAAATGACACTTCAAACCCAGAACTACCAAATTTAACCCTAACATCTATAACTGGACCAAATTCAAAAACAGATGATTTATTATTTGGGGAAGAATTCGTTGGTAGTATCAGTGGAGCTGTTGGTATTCTTGCAGAGAAATTAAACGCTCTGAAAGTATCTTATGTTACGCAAAATTCAAATAAATTCCAAACAAATGAGACCATAACCTTTAAGGAGTCTGGAATTTCTGCTATCATTACTGCAGTAGATGGTGGAGACAATAATATTACATCAAATTATACCTTTGATAATGGTCAGAGAGATACGATATATGATTATTCAAGAATTATCAGAAAATCTTCTGCTAAAGAACCAACAAGAAAACTAAAAATTGTTTTTGAGTCTGCTTCTTTCTCAACTTCAGATAATGGAGATGTGACCACAGCAAGTTCTTATGATCAATTTGATTACTGTGATGTGCAGACTGTCAATGGAATTAGAAATACTGATATTATCGACATTAGACCAAGAGTTTCTAATTTTACAGTAACAACTTCTTCACTTTCGCCATTTGAATTTGGATCTAGATTATTTACTTCTAGTGGCAATTCTGCCTCTAGTATTTTAGCGTCAGATGAATCTATTTTATTTGACTACTCATATTATCTACCAAGAGTAGACAAAATATATCTCACAAAAGATGGAGTTTTCCAACTCAACAAAGGAGAACCAGCAGATAATCCACAAGCTCCGATTGATATTGATGATGCTTTAAATATTGCTACAATTACATTACCCGCATATCTTTGCAATGTAAATGATACTAATCTAAATCTAGCTGAGCACAAGAGATATAGAATGAAAGATATTCATTCTCTTGAAAACAGGATTAAGAATCTTGAGTATTATACTTCTCTTTCCTTATTAGAAACTGATACTTCAAATCTTTTTATTAGAGATGTAAATGGATTGAATAGATTCAAATCAGGATTCTTTGTTGATGACTTTTCTACAACTTCTGCACAGAAAAAAGAAACAATTATTAAAAATAGTATTGATGTTGCTAATTCCGAACTAAGACCATCACCATACACAACTGAAGTTGATTTAATCTTGGGATCAAACTCTTTAATTGGGTTGGGTGTTACTTCCAATCCAAACGTTGATGCAAATTTCGTAACTGATTTGGTAGGAACTAATGTTAAAAAGGCAGGGGGGTTAATCACTCTAGATTATTATGAAATTGAAGAAATAAATCAACCTTATGCCACAAGAGTTGAATCAGTTGCTCCATATAGAGTTGGGTACTATGGGGGAACCATTAACCTAGCACCATCTTCTGATGTTTGGGTTGATGTAGTAAGACTAGTTGCTAATACTACAGAAGTAGCAACGAATTATATTCAATCAGAGTCTCAAATTACTGCATCCGAATTGGATAGTCAGAGTGGTTTTGGACCCGTAACTTGGGGATCTTGGGAAACTGTATGGACTGGTTCTAGTGCCGCAAAGGATTCTAGAACAGTAAATGTTGGATATTATATAATCAAGGAAGATTTGGAGACTGTTACAAAAACAGGAACAACCACAAGAACCGGTGTTAGAAAAATTACTAAGGATGAGTTTAAAAATGTATCTTTAGGAGATGCAGTTTTAAGTACAGACATTAGTTCTTTTATGAGATCAAGAAATATTGAATTTGTTGCAAAGAGATTAAAACCATATACAAGAGTATATACATTCTTCAACGGCATTGATGTTAACAAATATATTACTCCAAAACTTTTGGAAATCACCATGACATCTGGAACTTTCCAGGTTGGAGAGACAGTTGAGGGAATAATTCCAGATACGGCATATCTTTTAGTTTCTTCATCATCTTCTGGTCTTGGAAGTCTTCAATCTGATCCAAAAATAACCTTTAGGGTAGCTTCTTCAAATCACAAGTATGGTCCATATAATGCACCAACAGAAGTCTTTACTGGAAATCCATATAATTCTTCACAATCAATTCCAGAAACTTATTCATCAACTGCAACAGTTTTAAACGTTGACACTTTTAGTTTGTCTCAACAACCACAAGGTAGTTTCTTTGGATTTATTCAAAGTGGAATGAAACTAAGAGGACAAACTAGTGGAGCTGAAGCCACAGTAACGAATATTAGATTAGTAACAGATCGTATTGGTGTTATTATTGGATCATTCTTTATTCCAAATCCAAATGTATTTGGTAATCCAAAATTTGAAAGTGGAACAAAACTTTTTAGAATTACAAGTAGTCCATCAAATTCCTTGATAGATTCTACGACAACAAGTGCAGAGGAAAAATTCTATTCCGAAGGAAAGATTAATAGGGTTCAGGAAAATATTCTTTCAGTGAGAACTGTGAGAACAGAGACTCAAACTATATCCGAAAGCAAATCCGAAAGTTTGACAGGGCCAACTTCCGTTGTTTCTACAACTATTGTTGGCAATACACTACCGCCATATGTACCGCCAGCACCACCAGTGGTTCCTGCGAATCCACCAACACAAGTTGATTATGCAGCGGAACCTGCAGCACCGACTTATCCACCGGTTATAGATACTCCAATTGATTTTGGCGGAGGATATGTTCCAACTAATTTTGGTGGGGGATATGTTCCAACTACCACAACTGTAACCCCAACTCCCACTACAACGACTCCAACTACAACGACATCCACTACAACGAAGAAGAAAGGAAAGGCCGGCGTTGAGTTTTTAAATCTCAATGCTCAAGGACTGCTTATTGGTGTTGGTGGCGGAGCATCTAAACTCTTGAAAGGAAATGATTATTCCGTTCCACTACAAACCGTCAATAAAAAGACATATGGTGAACTTGTGAAGAAATTTGGTAAGAAAGAAACTAATCAAATTGGCAAAGAGGCTGGAATTAAATGGACAAAAACTGATAAAAATTTCTCAAAACAATCTACAATATCAAAAGAAACTAAACAACCAAAAGGTGCCATCCCAACTTCTACAAATGCATCTAGAGTTCTTGGAGGTGCTCAAACTGCCAAACAATTAACTCAAGATAAACTAGTTGGAGGTGCTAGGACAACAAAACCAAGTGGTCTCGTTACTTTCATACCAAATGCCGTAAGTAATGTTCCAGCTGATAAAGGTAAGAAGAAGAAGAAATAAATATATCATGGTGGAATTATGGACCAAATAAAAAAGTAACTAAAATGAAAATAGTAGATCCTTTAGCCCAATCTTTTTATGTAGAACCAGATAGTGGCATTTTTGTCACTTCTATTGATTTGTATTTTTATTCTAGGGATCCGGAATTGCCAGTGACAGTTCAACTTAGACCTATGCAACTAGGTCAACCAACAGATCAGGTATATCCATTTGGAGAAGTTGTAATTGATCCAAAAGATGTAAATATTTCAAGTGATGCATCTTTACCGACAAAAGTTACTTTTAGTTCTCCGGTATACTTATCCGGAAAACAATTTCACTCTTTAGCAATTTTATCAAATTCTAGTGTATATAATGTATGGATTTCTAGATTATCTGAAGTTGAAGTCAGTACCACTAACTTGACTGAAGATCAGCAAGTATTAGTTACAAAACAACCTTTAAGTGGATCTTTATTTAAATCACAAAATGGATCTACCTGGACACCAAGCCAGTTTGAAGATTTAAAATTTAAGTTATATAGAGCAAATTTTGTAAGTGATGGAAATATCAATTTTTATAATCCAGATCTTAGTGTAGGAAATAATCAAGTTGCAACTCTAGTAAAAGATTCTTTGGAAATAACTTCCAAAAAAATTAGAGTCGGAATTGGAACTACTATTGCAAGTTCAAAGTTACCTTCTTTGGGCAACACAATAATTCAACAAAATAGTAATGCAACAGGAAATTATGTTGGATCAGCAGGATCGGCATTTGGAACTTTAGGCGTAATTAACGCCGGAATAGGATACACGCCCTCTTCTGGATCATTTGTATTCAACAATGTTCTTCTAAATTCAATAACTGGAAATGGTAGAAATGCATACGCAAATGTAACTGTTACTAACGGAGTTGCAGTAGCAGCCACCATATCAAATGGAGGAACTGGATACTCTGTTGGTGATGTTTTGGGCATAACCACAATTGGAAGTCAGAATCTTGGAAGAAATTTAAGACTATCAGTTTCACAATTATCGGGTGTAAATGAATTAATAATTGACCAAGTTCAGGGAGATTATCTGACTGGCGTTGGAAATACTTTAAGATACATTAATAATTCCGGAATATCTACAGATTTAAATGGAACTGGAGGTAATGTCACTATACCTTCGGACGGAATTGTTGCAATTTCCGATGGTTTGCACATAAAAGTGAATCATAAAAATCACGGAATGAATTCAAATCAAAATTTAGTTACTATAAGTAAAATAGTTTCTGATTTAAAACCAACAAAACTTTTTACCGATTATGGTTCAGGATCAACCGACGATATTCAGATAGAAAGCGCAACCATATCCAATTTTGATGCATTTGAGAATGTTTCGGTAGGATCAACAAATCCGGGATATATTGTAATTGATGATGAAATTATTTCTTACACTGGTGTCAATACAACTTCTTCCCCACCAAAACTAACGGGAATCACAAGAGGAATTGATCAAACAAAATCTTTTAGTTATCCCACAGGAACTCTTGTTTATAAGTATGAATTATCTTCCGTTTCTTTAAGAAGAATAAATAAAACTCATAATCTAGAAGATGTTACTCTATCTAATTCATTAGACCTTGACCATTATCATATTAAAATTGATATGAGTGATCAAAGTTCCACTATGGTTAATAGAACTTTATCTGTTGGATATCCAAAATTATTCTTAAATGAAACCAAATCAACTGGTGGATATAAAATCAATGCATCACAAAACATTCCTTTTGAAATTGTCAAACCAATTGTCCAAACTATGTCTTTAAGGGGCACTAACGTCAATGCATCCGTTAGGACGGTAAGTGGAAAAAGTATTGGCGGAAATGAAATACCCTTCGTTGATCAGGGATTTGAGCAAATTAATCTAAATGCAACTAATTATTTTAACACTCCAAGATTAATTGCATCTAAAGCGAATGAATCCTCGAAAACAACAACTTTACCCGCAAATAAATCATTCACTTTAAACTTAAATTTATCAACCACAAATTCGTACATATCTCCTGTTATTGACCTAGACAGAGTGGGAATGATTCTTATCTCCAACAGGATCAACAATCCAATTACTAACTATGCAACCGATGATAGAGTATCAACATTAAAAGGAGACCCCTCTTCTTTTGTGTACGCAACTAAGCCAATTTCTTTAGAATCTCCAGCATCTTCAATTAAAGTATATTTAAATGCATATATCAATACACAAAATGATATAAGATGTTTATATGCAATAACAGATGATCCCAATTCAGAATTAATTTATTATCCTTTCCCAGGATACACCAATCTAACTACAAGTGGTGATATTATTAACTTCTCTGATAGCAATGGATTGCCAGATAAAATGATTTCTAAAACAGATATAATTGGATTTGATAGTGATGAACTTGACTTTAGGGAATATGAATTTACTATTGATAATCTACCATCTTTTAGGTATTTTGGTATTAAACTTATTGGATCTTCTACAAATCAAGCGTATCCCCCAAGAGTCAAAGATTTGAGAGTTATTGCTTTAGCCTAATATGAAATATTCAAAGGTTGATGGACATTCTAATTTAATTAGAGATGAAGAAACAAAAGCAATTCTTAATACAAATATGACAGATTATAATGCTTATATGGCACAAAAAAGGATAAAGGAGAAAGAGAATCAAAAATTACAGAATCTTGAGAAAGATTTTGTTAATATGAAAGATGATTTGAATGAAATTAAATCTTTGCTTAGGAGTTTAATTGATGGAACCAAATAGTATAGATCTTGAAAATTTAAGTAAAAGTTTTGAATATTTTAAAGTTGCTTCTGAGATAGATAGTATAGATGATATTAGTGAATTGAAAAATCTTGCAAAATGTTATTATAAACTATATTTAAAGCAGCAGGAAGTAATTTTAACTTTAGGAATTTTTTAAATGACAGATAAAAGAATAACTTTTGATACAACTTCCGGAACTCCTTCTTCAGTTAATTTAACTATTAACACTGGTGCAACTTTTTCCGCAAATTTTTCAGTTACAAATACTTCAAATTCCACATTTAACTTTTCTGGGTGGACAGGATCATCTCAAATAGCAAAGAGTGTCTCCATCGGATCTAGTTCATATGCAGCAGCAACATTTAATGTTGGATTTACTAGTGCTGCTGGTGGAAAGTTTAACATTTCTTTAGGATCAACACAAACAAGATCTTTAAAGGAAGGAAGATACGTTTATGATGTTTTGGTAAGTTCCGGTTCCACTGTTTATAGAATTGTTGAAGGAAATATTCTAGTAAAACCCGGAATTTCTTCCGCACCATAAATATTCTGAGAGGCATTAATAAATGGCGCAACCATCTACTAGACAAGAGTTAATAGATTACTGCAAGAGAAAGCTGGGAGCGCCAGTTTTAGAAATTAATGTTGCGGATGAACAAATTGAAGATCTGGTAGATGACGCTGTTCAATTTTTTCAGGAAAGACATTTTGATGGCGTTTATGCAACGTTTTATAAGTATAAAATAACATCGGATGATATTGCTAGAGGAAGAGCAAAAGGACTTGATGCAAATAGTAATGTTGGAATCGTAACGACAACAGTAAATACAAATATTGTAGGGACAGCAGTAACATTTAATTATACAGAAAACAGTAATTATTTGCAGGTGCCACCTAATGTTATTGGAGTAAATAAAGTTTTTAGTTTTGATAGCTCAAACACAATTACTCATAATATGTTTAGTGTAAAATATCAGTTATTTTTAAATGATATTTACTACTGGGGAACTACTGAACTTTTAAGTTATGCTATGGTTAAGACTTATTTGGAAGATTTAGATTTTCTTCTGAATACCCAAAAACAAATTCGTTTTAATAAGAGACAAGATAGATTATATCTTGATATTGATTGGGGTACTGTTAGTGAAAATAATTACTTTATTATTGATTGCTATTCAACTCTAGATCCAAATGATTATTCAAGAGTCTGGAATGATTCATTTATAAAACCATATTTGACATCTCTAATTAAGAGGCAGTGGGGTCAGAATATGATGAAATTTACTGGCGTAAAACTACCAGGTGGTGTTGAGTTGAATGGAAGGCAAATGTATGATGACGCCCAGAGAGAAATCGATATCTTGATGGAAAAAATGTCCAATACTTATGAACTCCCACCGTTTGATATGATCGGATAAAATGTTAAATCCATTTTTTCTCCAGGGGTCTTCCTCCGAACAAGGTTTAATGCAGGATCTGATAAATGAGCAGATCAGAATGTATGGCGTTGAAGTGTATTATATTCCAAGAAAATACATTACCGAAAAAACTGTAATAAAGGAGGTAATACAATCAAGATTTGATAATGCTTATCCTTTAGAAGCATACGTAAACAGTTATGATGGTTATGGCGGAACAGGAACTATTCTATCAAAATTTGGTATTCAGGATCTTGATGATTTAAGTTTGATAATTTCTAGAGAAAGATTTGAAACTTATATAAGTCCATTAATAAAAAATTTAACAGATGTAAAATTATCTACAAGACCAAAAGAGGGGGATTTGATTTATTTTCCTCTAGGGGATAGGTTATTTGAAATTAAATACGTAGAACACGAACAACCTTTTTATCAACTACAAAAAAACTATGTTTACGAATTGAGATGTGAACTGTTTAGATATGAAGATGAAGTTGTTGATACTAGTATTGAAGAAATAGACGAT